TTCCCGGCACGGCCGCGATCAAGTTCATCGTGGCGCTGCTGGCAGGACTTCTGCTCAACTGCAAGTTCATAAAATCCGTGCCCGTGCGCGCGATCGTCGCCGGTGTTGTGGGTGAGGTGTTCATGGTGCTCGGCTACCTTGCGTACGAGGCGCTTATCCTCGGCTACGGTGCGGCCGCAGTCGGAGGAGTTCCCATGAATTGCATCCAGGGCGCATTCGGCGTCGTTGCCGGTGCGGCTCTTTACGCAGCGCTGCTCAAAACGAAGTATTTCAAGCCGGTTTGACGAGCTGCGGCAAAAAGCCAAAAGCATAATAAAAAGGCTCGAAAACCGATGTTTTCGAGCCTTTTGCTTGGTGCGCGAGGCGGGACTTGAACCCGTGAAGCGTCAGCTAAAAGTATTGATAAATCAAGGATTTTACGCCGATGTTGTAAGAATTGTTGTAAATTTTCAATTAAAGAACGCTTTCATACGATCTATATCACGCTTTTCATCGGCCGCGGCAAGCTTAACATAGATATCGTGCACAGTCTTATAGTCCGCCCAGCCACCGACTTTCATTGTCTGCTGCTCCGCCCAGCCGAGATGATACGCCAGCGATGCAAAGCTGCGCCGCAGACCGTGAACGCCAACCAGCGGCAACTCGCTTTGTTCGCAGATCCGATTTATCTGAGCGCGTAGAGTATTAGGATTGAAACGAATGTACGGCGTACCAACTGGCGTAGTGTTTTCTGCAAGAAGTTCCTCAAGGCGCGGTATCATAATTTCAATTTCTCGGCGAGATGGAGTATTTTTATTTTCCCGCTTCTGAATAAGCTTATTATCCTTATTCAATACTGCGCTTCCGTGAACTAATATTTTCCCATCTTTTATTTTATCAGGCGTCAACGCCAACAACTCGGAACGGCGCAAGCTATGAAGCGCGAACAGCGCCCCCAGCTCGCATGGTGCACCGCGCACAGCGGCAAGGAATATTTTTATCTGATCGTAGTTCAGCCACGGGAGCTCGTCGTGTACTACTTGCGGCAGCGATGTAACATCAAAAGCAACACCGTTTTGCTTCAGCACCGATTTAGTCAGCCGCCATTCATTTTTGACTGTTTTCGCCGCGACGCGCCCAGCTTCTTCGTTAACAACGGCTTGCCAGTTGCGCACGGCGTGGATATCTTCATCCATTACATCAGCAAACGCATTGCGCTGGATCGTGTAGTAGCCGCGAATGGTGGAAGGCGAAAGGGCGTTATCTCGATCGTTGATATAATTATCTATTGCCTGCCGCAGCGTGAGTGGGGGGCGCTTTTTCTCGGCGGCGACAACTCCCGTGCGAACTGCCAGCGCCTTTGCCCTCGCCTCGGCCTCGGTGGCCTCGATCACCATCACGCCCTCGCGCCGAAGATCAACATACCACTTCTGCCCACGCTTGCGCGGCGTGGGTATTTTGATCTCGTCTTTCTTCTTTCGCTCGCGTTGAAGTTTCTCGCCGCAGTAGCAGCAGTACACGGGATGAAGTTCATCCGGTATATCTGCTTTGCATTTTTTACACTTCATTATTCGCTTTAACCCCCTTAGATATTCGCTGGAAATACATTTATAGCGAATAATGCTCACAGAGTCAGTCCTGTGGGCTTTTTGTTGTTTTGGCATCGTGGATTACGGTTTTCACCGCAAAGGCGATCAGGGCGACGGCAGCAAGCACCACGACCGCCAGGAACACGGCCAGCACCGTTAAGCCGCCGGATTTGAACAAGCCGATGTTCTTTAGCTGTATATCAACTATGATATATCCCACGCCCACGCACAGCAGAATTGTGCATACACCGATAAGGCAGAAGATCAGCGGCCTGTAAACAGCGTTCATGCGCCTGTGGTGCTCAACGTCGTTTTCCAGACACGCCGCTTTAACCTCCAATGCGTTTATCCGCTTTAGCTGGGTAACGTTGCCCTCTGTGTTTGTTATACCGAACAGCTCGTCCAAGGATAAGCCGAGGGCTTTACAGGTTGCCGCAGAGTAATAAAGCAGCGGCTGCTTCGTAGTGCCGGAGTTGACGGAGCAAATGCTGTTGTAAGGAACGCCGCTTATCCTTGCCAGCTCTGCCAGCGTAAGACTGCTTGAAGCTCTCGCTTTTCGCAGTGCCTCAGGGTACTCGTCAAAGTAAGATTGCATGTCCTCCATTTTTGACACATTAAGCATCTCCCCTATTAAAATTTCTTGAAATACACGAGAAATTCTTGAATTACACGATGAATTCGGCGAAAACACGAAAATTTCGGATAATTCCCGAAATCGATTTCGGTTGTTTCTTTTAGGTTTCGGTTATTTCTGCATGGACATTTATCAAGACAGATGTTACGCTATAACCGTGGCAGATAAAAGGTTTACAAGGGATATCTGTTACAAGCCCTGCCTACCGGGTTGCAGCGGCGGGCAGGGCAATCTGAAAATCAATTCTCAAAGTCAATGACTATTTGCTCGGAAGTGAACAGATTGCTCATAGTCTCGGAGTCATAGATAGAAATATTAAATTTAATGTTTTTGAGATCGTCCAGCTTATCAATGCTGACATTTTCCTCATTATAGATAAACGGCGTTTTGTTCTGAGCCCCCGAGTCAATTTCCATAGGCATTGCGCCGAGAGTGGTTGTGTTATAACCATTTACAACAGGGTTTTCAAGCATAACAGTGATCCGCTGCTTATAATTGTTCTCTACGTTCAATTGCAGATAAAGCATACCCTCTGCATTATCATCTTCGTATACTTTTAAAAATGTAACTTTAAGATTTTCATCTTCAAAAAGGTCACGCTTAGTTTCATAGGTGCTCTCTTTGCTGCTGGCTGACGCTTCTAATCCCAGCTGAGCCTTGCCGGAGACTTTACCGTTTGTGAAGGTAACATTAGCGTTTGAGCCAACGCTGCCGTTACCATCCCAAGTATAGAGCTCAATTTTATACTCGCCGTCACCGGCAGTGTTTGAAAGCTCACCGTCGCCACCGACGATCTCAACGACTTCCTCATAGGTCATACCGTTCTGAATGGCATTAAACTTATCCATAGTCATGATACCGGCCTCGTCTTTATCACCGCCGCCGGTAGCTATTGCGATTATCACCAGTACTACGAAAAGCAGAAAGATGCAGCTGAGAATAGTCTTTATAATGCTTCTCTTTTGACGCTTACCGCAGTGTGGGCAAATTTTCGCCTTATCGTCAATTTCCGACATACAATACTTACATTTCTTCATGTTTTCCTCCCTTTAATCATCAACCCGTGTATTTTGTGGATATTAACAATTATACCACTTACACCCCAACAATTCCACGATTTTCAATAATTTCGGCTGATTGCTTAACATCAGCAATCGCAGATTGTGAACATTGCCTATATAATCCATCACGCAAATTGCACAAAAAGGATGTTTTACGTTTGTGCATAACAAGAATGGACGAATATATGCAATTGTGCTAATATCTAAATCGGACAATAAATTATAAATCGTATCCAAATGGGCGAATGAGCAAAAACGGAAGGAGAGCGGGAATGACAGCGAAAGAGGAATTGATAGACTACATATTAAGCTTAACCCCTGAGCAGGTGGACAAAGTAATTAATCGGCTTCCACAATTGAACGAATTACTTTTAAAACCAGCTCGGCCTTATCATCGGGAACAGACTTTGCATATTCAATTAAACTGATTTTAGCAGCAGAAAGTCCTTCGTATTCGGAGGGCTTTTTTCTTTCTTCGTTTTGAGAAGCGTCCCAACCCATGAGGTAAGCTGCGCTTACATCCAAAGCCGAAGCGATAAGTTGAAGTTTATCTAAAGGTATATTTGTAACTACGCCTGTTTCATATTTAAAAATGGTTTGCTTGGCAACACCACACGCTAAGCCCAACTCGGATTGGGTTAAATGCTTTGCTTCTCGGCAAGCACGAATTTTTTCTCCAACCGTCATGTCTAAAATACCTCCTTAACCTTGGTGACAAAAATGTAACACAAAAAAATTCCGAAGTCAAGAAAAAAATAACTTGACAAGTGACTTTTTCGGTGGTATTATGCGAGTAACTTCAAAAGTTACAAGGAGGTGATAATTGTTGAATACCGCAAAACTTCGAGGAAAGTTCGCTGAACGTGATTTACCGTTGTATAAAGGGGCACAATGTCTTGGTATAAGCGAACGCGCATTTTATAGCAAAATGAGAAATGGAAAGCTTGGCTGCGATGATGCTAAAAAACTCGCTACCTTGCTGGAGATACGTTCTCACGATGAGTTGATCGATATTTTTTTGAGTTAAAAGTAACTTAACAAGTTACAGAAAACGCAATAAGGAAAGGAAGGTAAGCGCATGGACTTTCGCAGATTTGAGCTCATAGAAAAAGACCCTGCGCGGTTAAATGAGCTTGAAACCATTATAAACCGCGCAGGGCTGAGCCGATACGAACTGGCGCTGATAGTTACAGCTCTTCGCGTTCGGCCTGAATACCGCTTAGACGATTTTCGTACCTGATCGCGCAATAGCCGAGAAAGTCTTTCAAGACTTCTGCGCCATGAATGTTGTGATAGACCCCTACGATTTCACGATGCGGTCTAAGCCGCCAAACATATAACGAATACAGCATTTTACCCTGACGTACTCCCGATACTTCAAAGTCAAAATCTTCGTTAAGTTTGCGATACACAACACGTTCGCCATCAATTACGGATGCGCAATACGGCTCGCCTAAGTATTCAACCATTTTATCAACAGTCACAGCGTATCACCTCCCGTGTGATTTTACCATATGGGTCGGTGCTGTGCAAGAAAGGAAAGAAAAGGACAATGACAAAAGAAATAGATAAATTCGTAGTTAAACGGCAGTTACCGCCGGACAAAATCTATTACACGCAGATATCTATTCGCAAAAGCACCAACGAAATACTCAGGATGATGCAGAACGATACTGGCGCTAAGGTCGCAGACCTGGTTGACGCTATGGTCAAATTCTGTGCGGACAGGCTGGTAGTGGAAGAATGATGATTGCTTTATTTTTCATAGCCGTTATGGGCGTTGTTTTCATCATCGGCGGCGTAATATCAGCGCTTGTGTGGTTTGCCAACACAGCCGAGGACGAGTGCGCTAAAAGGCGCGAACGGTATATCAGAGCGGAGGTGCACAATGCCGAAAACACGCTTTGACCGTGTGCCGCGCGATCCGCTGAAGGAACTCGTTTTAGGCCGAAAAGCGACGCTTGATATGTCGCTCACGCGGCTTGCGGAAAAGATGCACATAACGCGTTCACAGCTTAGCACGATACTTGAAAAGCCGTCTGCTAACTGGACGATCGGCAATGCAATCGCGCTGACAACGGCCTTAGATATTCCGATCGCAGAAATGCGCGAGACAATAAGAAAGTAAAAGGGGAATAACGATGAATGACAATAAGCATGGCTTTAAAGCCTACGACCCTGGGCTTATATGCAGGGGGTATCAGTACGAGGAGGGCAAGACCTACAAAAAGAATGGGCACGGTGTGTGTGTCGGCGGTGTGACGCATTATTGCGTTAATCCGTTTGATGTGCTGGACTATTACCCGCTGGTGCGCGAAGATGGCAAGTTCAGCGATTTTACAACCGTAGAAGCTATCGATGAGCCGGTTACCGATGACGGACAAAAGTTTGCCACAAGCACTATCAAAATCGGCGTAAAACTTGGTTTTGCCGGTTTTATCAAGGCTTGTATTGATTTTGTGTACGAGAAAACGATAAAAAATATGCCGAGTGATAAAGTCGATACTGGCTACGCCGCGAAGATAGGCAGCTCGGGCTACTACGCGAAGATAGGCAGCTCAGGCAACTCCACGCAGATAGGCAGCTCAGGCGACGCCGCGCAGATAGGCAGCTCGGGCGACTACGCGAAGATAGGCAGCTCAGGCAACTCCACGCAGATAGGCAGCTCGGGCTACTACGCGCAGATAGGCAGCTCAGGCGACTACGCGAAGATAGGCAGCTCGGGCGACTCCGCGCAGATAGATATTTCGGGCAACGACAGCGTAGGCGCTGCTGTTGGCATCGGCAGCGTTATAAAAGGTGCAGTCGGCAACTGGATTACGCTTGCGGAGTGGGTATACGATAACGATAAACAGTGCCATATCCCGGTTTGCGTTAAATCGGCGCAAATTGACGGCGAAATAATAAAGGCTGACACATGGTATAAACTCTCTGGCGGAGAATTTATCGAGGTGGCCGATGAATAAATACACGATCATCATAGCGCAGGTGTGCGCGGTGTTGCTGGCGCTGATAGTTATGATACTGCTTGCCCTTGACAAATGGGGTATCGATGCCGCTGCTGACGGTGTGCCGCCCGAAGTAGATGCGAACGGCTTGTGCATCATTGAAGTGGAAGAGCCTGAGTACGAGATGTATTTCACCGAGGCAGATGTCACAGCGCTGGCGCAGATGCTATACGGCGAGGCTCGTGGCTGCACGGTAGACAATCAGATGAAATGCGTGTGGTGCGTGCTCAATCGCGTAGATGACGCGAGGTTTCCCGATACCATTATCGGCGTTGTATCACAGCCCGGGCAGTTTCACGGTTATAGCCCCGATTTTCCTGTGCTGGACAGGCTGTATGCCGTTGCGCTGGACGTGCTCACGCGCTGGTCAATGGAGAAGCAGGGCGCGGACGTGGCAAGGGAGCTGCCGAGCGGGTATCTGTGGTTTACCGGCAACGGCTCGGAGAATGTGTTTAGGGGGGTGTACTGAATGAAGCATCTCGGTGATATCACGAAGATAAACGGCGCAGATATAGAGCCGGTTGAGTGCATCATCGGCGGTAGCCCCTGTCAGGACCTCAGCATAGCGGGTAAACGCGCAGGGCTTGACGGAGAGCGCTCGGGGCTTTTTATGGAACAAATTCGAATTGTTAAGGAGATGAGAGCAAAATATGGAACAGCTTACCCTCGATTTATGGTCTGGGAAAATGTTCCCGGAGCGTTCAGCAGCAACAAAGAAGCCGACTTCGCGGCGGTCCTCACGGAAATCATCCGCGTCGTCGAGCCGGAAGCCCCCAGTGTTGATGTGCCTGCAAAAGGCTGGAGCACTTGGGGAGGATTCCGCGACATGGACGGAAGATGGAGCGTGGTTTGGCGAGTGCATGACGCGCAATACTGGGGAGTGCCCCAGCGTCGTCGCAGAATCGCGCTTGTCGCAGATTTTGGAGGCGACACCGCATCCGAAATACTATTTGACCGCAAAAGCGTGTCAGGGGATATTGCGGAGAGCGGAGCGCCGGGGCAAAGATTTGCCGAAACTGCTGAAGCAGGTGCTTCTTATGCAGTCCGCATTAGGGGGGGCTGTGACGGAGGCGGCAAAGGAGCGTTAGTGCAGACGGAGAAAAGCGGAACGCTCGGCACAGGCAACGACCAGACGATTTTCCAGGGTGTAGCATACGGAATCTGCTCTTACGCCAGCAACAGTATGAAATCATCGAACCCGCACAGCGGCATCTACGAAGCGGAAACCGCACGGACGCTGGACGGCAACGGCGGTAATCCTTCCTGTAACCAGGGCGGCATCGCCGTTGTTGCGTTTACGCAGAACCAACGGGATGAAGTCCGCGAACTGGGCGACCGCTCCGCAGTGGTATGCACCAACGCCGGTACCAAGCAGCAGACCTTCGTGCTGCAAGGCTCCATGATCGGTCGAGAGGACAAAAACGATCCCCAGGGTGACGGCATCAACGAGGATGTATCTTTCACCCTCAACACCGTAGACCGCCATGCCGTATATGCCATGACCACCGGCAGCTTTACGCAGGTTTCCGAAGATAAGGCTCCTACCGTCCTTGCCCGTGACTACAAAGACCCCACCGCTGTCTGCTACGGCATCGGCAGGGACACCTTCAACCAGGGGCAGAACGCCAAGTTCGCTCCGACCTTTGAAGAGGAGCTTCAGCCGACACTGGTAGCCAAAGAACCCGGTGCTATTCAGAACGGCTACGCAGTCCGCAGACTCACGCCAACCGAATGCGAACGGCTGCAAGGCTTCCCCGACGGATGGACGGACATAGGTGACTACCTCGACAGCAAAGGTAAAAAGCGTAAAACAAGTGACAGCGCACGATACAAGGCACTCGGAGACTCGATCGCGCTGCCGTTCTGGCAGTGGATGCTGCGCAGGATGTGCGAAATATCGGGCGTAAAGACTATGGGCTCACTTTTCGACGGCATCGGCGGTTTCCCACTGTGCTGGGAGCGCATAAACGGCGAGGGAAGCTGCCGATGGGCGAGCGAAATCGAGGAGTTTCCGATGGCAGTAACAAAAAGACATTTTAAGGAGGAGTAATATGACTGATACTGATCTTTTAATCCAAAACCTAAGGAGCGAAAACGAAGCGCTGAGAGCTGCTTATCATGAAATAGCAGAAGACCTTGTAGCGTTCGGGAGAGTTGATTATTGGCTCTGCGATGAAATACCGACAAAATTGCACTTGAAATACCAACCGCAAAATGACGGCAATTATGAAAATAAACCATGCGTTGAATGCGTGAAGGAATATTATTTTTCAAAAAATCAGCCGAAGGAGGTAAACGATGGCTAAGCGAAGATACCATATGTGCGTTGATGTTTTGGGCGGGATAAAAAACCCTAAAGTCTTTTGCGGATGCATTACCGTTGCTGGAAAGGAACTGAACACAATTTCGGAAGTAAAGCGATTTTTCCAAGAACAGTTGGACATGGGGCGGCAGTATCTGCCCTGCGGAGACTGCGATAACTTCGACTACAAATCCGGCTGCAAAGGGCATGCTTTGGAGGCAAACGATGGCAACTAAAACCTTGCGAAAGCTGAAATGCTTGTACCGTCCGTGCAAATAGAAATGGAAAGAAATGGAGGGAAATGTGATGGACGCTTTGGAATTTTTGAAAGAACGCAAAAGAATGTGCAAGTCATACAAAGGTTGCAAAGGTTGCCCACTTGAGAGAGGTAATTGTGGCCTCAGTACCAGCACATCCGATGAAGAGTACGAGAGAATCATTGCTGCCGTTGAGCAGTGGTCGAAAGAGCATCCGCGCAAGACACGGCAGAGCGTGTTTTTGGAGCAGTATCCGGCGGCCATAAGAGATAAGGCGGATATACTTAGTGTGTGCCCTCAGTATCTTGACAGCAACATCAAATGCGGCGGAGACGTTGGTTGTTGCGACTGCCGCCGCGAATTCTGGATGCAGGAGGTGGAGTGATGGAACGACTGACTGAACACTGGGGTGAAGGTCACTTAGACATATGGGTGAAAGACCATGATTACGTTTCTGCGGCACACCGCCTCGCCGCCTACGAGGACACGGGGCTGACGCCGGAACAATGCGAAAGCGCAAAGGTCATCATCGAATCTGCCTTTAGCGATGACACGTCAAAGACGGAGCGGATTCGCGAGTTACTAAAGGCCGATAAGTCGGGGTGTGTGGTGGTGTTGCCGTGCAAGGTAGGCGATGTTGTGTACGGATTCCACGGGGAAAAGACCATATTGCCGATGGTGGCAAAATGGATCGAAACGAACACTGACGGATGGCACATTGCAGTACAATACACGCCAATGGCCCCAAGGTTTTATCGGTTTTCCGATTTTGGCAAGACCGTATTCCTGACCCGTGAGGAGGCGAAGAAAGCATTGGAGGCGATGAAGGATGGCGACAAAACTGATCTGTGACCGCTGCGGTGCGGAGATAAACCCAAAGAGCTCCGTGACCTATGCCGGAATGCGGCTGCTAAAAATGGACATATACGACAACGACTACGAGCTGTGCGTTTCGTGCGCACACAAGCTGCGTGCGTGGCTTAGCGGAAAGGAGGACGAAGATGGCTGAATACATAGACAAAGATGCGGTATATACGGCATTTGCGGATGCTTGTACAGACGTACTCGAAAGAGCGTCCGAAATTGTTTATATTCCCGGCTATAGCTATGAACACGTTATAGAAATACTGGACGATATACCTACCGTCAACGTCGCGCCTATAAAGCATGGACAGTGGGAATGGTTTGACGAAGATACAGGAACACCGATTACAGGCCATGAAAGAGAATGGGGCTGGCGTTGTTCTCACTGCAAGCATGAACTGCCGGACGATTACGACGATCCTGATTATCGCCCGATGATAGACTATTGCCCCTATTGTGGGGCAAAGATGGACGGAGGTGCTAATAATGGCTGAATGCATAGAGCGTGAAGCGCTGTTACACGACATCGAGCAATCGGTGGTATATACGGCAAGAGAAAAAATAACGAGCGCAGAAATGCGAGGCGCTCACAAAATTATCGAGCGCATTAAGTGTGCGCCTGCTGTCGAGCCTATTTATATTCACGAACCGACAGAAAGCGAGTTTAAGCGCATGGCGGTGCAGATGAGCTATGTGCAGGTGGTGCGCTGCAAAGACTGCAAGTACAGCACATTGCCGTCAATGCAAACGCAAATATACGGCAAGCCCGGCACATTGACCTGCCATAACAGAAAAAGCCCGTGCAATAGGAGGAATGTGACATCTGATGATTATTGCAGCTACGCAGATAGAAAGGATGATAACGCAACATGACAGCAGAGGTGGCAACAATGTACAAGCCCGAAAAGAACATCTCGACTGAAATCTTAGATTTCCTCGATTGGTTTTCATCGGACGAGCCTAACGAATACGAAAAAGGCATAATAACAGGCTTGCGTATAGCACAGACGATTGCCGAAGTCGTAGAACGAAACAGCGAGGTGAGCGAATGACAGCAACAGAAGCGAAAAGGATTATACATCCCGACACTACGGCAGAAGCGCTTGCAGAAATCGAATATTACGGCGAGTTCAGCGGCAAGGACGCAAAAACCGCCGCAGTTGATGAGGCTTGCTTGGTGGCTTGCGCTGCGCTTGATAAGCAGATACCGAAAAAGCCGAGAGAAACAAAGTGCGCTTTGATGTGCGCAAGTTGCGGACACAAAATCACGGAAAAAGGCTGTAAGAAGCTGCATAGAAACTACTGCAAAAAATGCGGTCAGAAAATCGATTGGGAGGATTGGCAAAAATGGGAGCAAGACGAATTCCTAACGCGACGAACGAGAAGATAATTGCGCTTATGTCGATGGGCAAGACGGGCGAACAGGCGGCGTTTGCGGTCGGCGTGAGCGGGAGCTACTGCAACAAACTGTACACTGTGGTAAAGCACATTGCCGATGAGCAGTGGGACGAGTTAATAGAATATTCTCGGTGTGCGACAACCGGCGGGGTGATTGTATGGGCTTGCGAATACCTCGATACGCAACTGCCGCAGGAGGTCGCGGAGGCTATTGAGGCGGTACGGTATCGCTACGCAACGCCCAAAGCGGCAGAAGCAGCACCGCAGCCCGAGCCGCCAGCAGAGCCGATTGACAACACGGCGGCGGCAATCATCAAACTGCTTGAAAAGCTCGATGAGGCAGTGAACACCATAACCGAAGCTGCTGACGATATATGCCAAACGATATCGACGGCGCGGAAGCTCAACGAGGACTGCATGAACGCGAACTTCGATGTGCTGACGGCTACACTCCGTGACGGCGTTGAAAGCCTTAAAACAACGATAAGAAAGGGACAAAAATGACACGCGGAGATTACATGCGCAAGGCGCGATTGGATGCAGGGTTAAGCATCGTGCGGCTGGCCAAAATATCCGGCATAGCCCAAACCACGATAAGCCTGCTTGAACGCAAATCACTACGCGGCGGCTGGATAGATACAATAGAAATCCTTGCCGATGCGCTCGGACTGAGTATCGACGAATACGTAGGCCATAAGGTGGTGACTAAGCATGGGTAAGCAATCGGCATTTGCAAAAGCCGTGCAGCGTGAAGTGAACATTCAGTTACAGCTTTACGGGCGCAACCGCATGCAGCTTGCGGAGGACGCGGCGTTTATGGCCGCTAATGAAGTGCTGGGCTTAGGCTCAGGCCGTGCATGGGCATTCGGCGAGGCGTTTGTAAGATATTCAAACGAGATCGCTGATTTGGTAGTAGAAGACAGCAAGGCCGACGACGAGATCGTATATGCAAAAAGCGTCCTTGATCGTCGTATCCGTGAAATAGTGGGCGAGGATAATTTCTCGCCATTCGATGAAAAGTATGGTAGGCGATAATGGCAAAAAACGTAGGCTGGGAAGCCAAAAGCAACCACGACGGCAGCTACACGGTTACCGTTAACGGCAAACAATATTATTGTGCAGACACGCATGAATTTCTTCACTTTTTAGAAGATATCGGCGAAAAACCCGAATATCAGGCAAAGCAGATATACCAGCAGGCGCTTGAAACCTACGGCGGGCAATTGCAGACGTTTGTATGCATGGAAGAAATGTCGGAGCTGCAAAAGGAACTTTGCAAGTATGAGCGCGGCGAGGATAATGTTGAACATATTGCGGAGGAAATAGCCGATGTGCGCATTATGCTCGACCAAATGGTTTTAATGCACGATTGCGAAATGCTTGTAGAAGACTATAAATCTGCAAAACTGGCTCGACTGAAAGAAAGATTGGACAGCGTCGTTCCGTGTAGCGTAGATGGCATTGATTATGTTATTCCAAAAGAAATATACGATAATATAGCAGAAGAAACCGCAAAAATATGTGGCAAACTACAGAAACGTTAGTTGAAAGGATGGTAAATATGAACTTTGAAAAAGCAAAAGAAATGAGCTGTTGCTCGCCTATATCGGAAATTCCGGCAAACCCTACACCAATTATTACTATAAAAGAGACTGTGGGTAATAATTATAAAGCGGTGCGCGAAATTGATTATATATTAAGCGCCATAGAAGCACAAATATTTGGTGTAGATATGAACAAGCTCAGCGAGCCGGAAGGAGATACGCTTGACGCTGCGCTTATATGCACAACTGAAATATTGAGTAGCATAATGGGTCGGCTACATCAGTTTGCCAATCGTATGGGAGTAGAAACATGAAAGGATTACTATACGCAATACGCATGTGGTTACTTTCGCTGTTGCACGGTGAACCCGAAGAATGCACCGAGATAACCGAAAATGCATACATGGATTACATCCGTGAACAGCGCGAGCAGATTTTTATGCTTGGTGAAACAATAGCGCTATATAAAAAGGCTGTGCGCGAGATATGCCGACGCAGTGAAAACACCTATTACGACTGGTGCTGCGATGTATGCGCTTGCAACTGCGATAAGCGCAACGGCTGGTGTAACGATTTTGAGCCTGTGCATTATGGAAAGTGACTGCCGTAATTGCCCGGACAGAACGCCGTTTTGCCACGCGGAGTGCGATAGCTACAAAACCTATTGCGCAGATAACAAGGCCGATAAAGCGGCGAAAAAGGCGTATTTAGAAAAGCATAATGCACCGGACGGCGTATTGATCAACGGCTATATACGCCGAAAGAAGAAAACAAGATTATTCAATGGAAAGAGGGTAAAGTGAATATGTATTCTATAGAACGGCCATTAGAGCCGCCTGATTTTCCTGCCCCCGATTGCATATGCCAGGAATGCGACGGCTGGTTTTACGGCGACGATGTAATGTACATTTCCAACGGTCGGCGTTTGTGCCCCGATTGCTTTAGAGAAGAAATCAACGATTTACCGACCGAAGAACTTGCCGAGCTTATCGGCGCAGAGGTTATAAACGCAGAGGACGCAAGGGAGGTGCATAAACCATATGGGAGAATGCGTTATTGTCTACGGTAAATCCGGCAGCGGAAAAAGCCGAAGCCTACTTAACTTCGGCGAGGACGAAATTTTTCTTGTTAACGTTATCGCAAAGCGCTTGCCGTTTCGAAAAAAATTTAAGTATACGATGGTCAGCGACAATCCTGTTAAGATTATGAACGGGCTGAAAAAGATGCCGGTAAAAACGGCAGTCATTGACGATAGCGGTTATCTAATGACTAACGCGTTTATGCAAGGCCACTCGGCGCCGAAAAGCGGATCAAGCTCATTCGATCTGTATAACAGCATTGCCGATAGCTTTTGGGGGATGCTGATGTTCATTAAAAACGAGTTGCCCGAAGACGTCATAGTCTACATAGTCGTTCACGAAGACACAAGCGATTACGGCGAGATCAAAATACGCACAATTGGCAAACTGCTGAATGAAAAAGTATGCATTGAAGGCATGGCAACTATTGTGCTGCGATGTGTAGTCCGCGACGGTAAGCATATGTTTATCACGCAGTCTGACGGCAGCGATATAAGCAAGTCGCCGGAGGGCATGTTTGAGCTTGAGATCGAGAATGATTTAAAATTCGTCGATCAAACAATCCGTGAGTACTGGGGGCTGTGATATGGCTAAGTTTGAAAATGGTGTACCCGGTTATGTGGAGGGTACGGCAACCGTCAAGGTATTTTTCCCGATAGACACGACCGGCAAAGCACACATCAACTGCCGACAGTGCTATTTCTACAAATGCAATACTTACAGGTGCATGCTTAATAACGAAGTGTGCGCCGAACCTGATAAATATGTGGGTGTCAGTTGCCCGCTTGAATATTGAAACGAGAAAGGAACAAGTAAACAATGATTAAATCTTACAACGGCTTTAAAGCAGAACGCATCACAGCACGTGAAACACTCCCGGCAGGCGGCTATGTGGCTAAGATCATGGACGCAAGCGTTATTGATTACGACTGGGGCAGCGTCCTGAAAATCGATTTCGACGTTGCTGAAGGTGAACACAAGGGCTTTTTCGCGGCAGACTATCGCGCAAACATCAACGATGACAAGAAATGGCGCGGCTGCTATCGCATCAACATTCCGAACGAAAGCAATCAGTATTTCGACAGTCAGAAGAAATCATTTAACAATCTTATAGCATGCCTTGAGGAAACCAATAACGGCTACCACTGGGATTGGGATGAAGCCAAACTCAAGGGCAAGGGACTCGGCGTTCTGTTCCGTAATAAGGAATGGGAATATAACGGCAATACCGGCTGGACAACCGAATGCTGCGCCGTTACCACTGCACAGGATGTACGCGACGGCAATTTCAAAATGCCGAAGGACAAGCCTCTTAAAAAGACCAATGCTACATCCGCTTATCCGGCTGCGACGTTCACAACAATGGACGATGATGATAGCGACCTGCCGTTCTAAAGCCCATGACACCACGCGAAATCGAAGATGCGCTCGAAGGCATGGTGATATTAGTAGATACGCGTGAACAGGATACACCACGCTTCAGAGCGCGATTAAAGGGCATGGGATGCCCACACGAACGGTGTAAGCTCGATTTTGGCGACTACTCGGCAAAGTTTTCTATAGGCGGCGAATGGCTGATGCTAAACGCCGCCGTAGAGCGCAAGATGGATTTTTCAGAATTAGCTCAATGCTTCTGCAATGGCCGTGCACGTTTCGCACGGGAATTTGAACGCGCCAAAGCTGCCGACGCAAAGATCTATCTGCTTATCGAAAATCAATGCTGGGAAGATGCTTATAGCGGCAACTATCGCAGTCAGATGAAGCCGCAGGCGTTTGTCGCGTCGCTGCTTGCGTGGCTGGCGCGTTATCGCTGTCAGGTCATATTTTGCGATCAACGCACAAGCGGCAAGCTGATACACGATATCCTTTACCGTGAAGGACGCGAAATGCTGGAAAGGATGATGCTTGATGAATGCAAAACATAAAAGCGCATTAATAAAAGACATGCTTGATTTCGCTGTTGTCGCTACAGCTTACGGGCTTGATTTTAATCGCGCCGGTTTTGCAAGATGTCCTTTTCACGCCGAGAAAACGGCATCATTCAAAATCAAGAACCGGCATAGCGCCCATTGCTTTGGCTGTGGCTGGTCAGGCGACGTTATCAGTTTTACCGGGCAGTTGTTCAATCTCGATTTTGAACAATCGACGCGAAAGCTGATTAACGACTTCGGCTTACCGATAGTAGCCGACCGCAAAATGACTTTACGCGAGGACAGCGAGATTACAGCAACTTATAATGCGGCAATAACGGAATATAACAAATGCAAGCAAGCTAAAAAAGAGCTCCAGCAGCGCTATGAGCGCCTTTTATGGGTATATGCTACACTTGATAAGTGGAAGCGCAAATATGTCCCTGAGAGCCCTACAGAGCCTTTAGACGAGCATTACATTATTGCCTGTAAAGAAATCGACGGTGCGGCCTACCGACTGATGCTGTATTCATAAGGGGGGGATAGTATGACGAAACTGATTGACTGCAGCCAATTAACGGACGAGGCCATAGCGAACATGAACGCTACCGAGCTTATCAATTCCGTTTTGGTTTCGTTTGATATCCCCGACGTGATAGAACGCGAACGCATACAGGCGCTTATGCAGATAAGGGCGGCAGAGGTCGGCGCAAAAGTAGTCGTTAACCGTCAGCTCGGCGCATACCGCCAAAAGGACAAGCAGCTTGAAGCTGACTTTAAAAAATCACAGGCACAAGATAAAAACGACCTTGAATTACGCTTAAACGACAAAGGCGTACCCGTTCCAACTATCGACAATTTTCTTAAAATCATGCGTGGGAGAATGGAATACAGCAGCATTCGCTTTAATGTGCTGCGTAATTCGCCTGAGATCACGCATAACGGCGAAATATGCCGATGGTCGGACGCGGATGCGGCGCAAAGCCGAAATTTCTGTGAAGCCAATTACGGCCTGTACAGCGACAAAAAACACTCTGACGCTTTACGCATTTTGTGGAAGGAACGCGAATATAACCCGATAAAGGACATAGTTGACACTCTTGAATGGGACGGAGAAGAACGTTGCATACATTTTCTCTCTAAATGGGCGAAAGTCGAGGACACCGCCTATACCCGTGAGGTCAGCCGCCTGATATTCGCTGGCGGCATTAACCGGCTCTATCTGCCCGGCTGCAAGTTTGATGATGTTCCTGTACTTATCGGTGCAAAGCAGGGCGAGGGCAAATCCACGCTTGTCAAATGGCTTGCCATTAACGACAGCTATTTTTCCGAAGTAACCGAAATGGACGGTCAAAAGGCGATAGAGCAATTAGAAGGCGCGTGGATATGCGAGGTCGCGGAGCTGCTTGCGCTTACTAAAACAAAAGAGCAGGAGGCCGTCAAATCCTACATAACGCGTCAGCGCGACAAATACAGGCCGCCTTACGACGTTAATGCAATGGAGTTTCCGCGCCGTTGCATCTTTATAGGCACAACCAACAATGAACAATTCTTGCGCGACAAGACCGGCAACCGCCGTTTTTACCCCGTAACAGTCAACAGCAACGGTTACGATCTCCATGACCATGAACAGGAATGCCGCGATTATATCATTCAATGCTGGGCAGAGGCGCGTGTAAAATTTGAGCAAGGCAAAATGCCAGCTTTCGCAGATCGTTCTCTGCTGTCCGAATACAAGCATGCACAGGATGAAGCAATGGAGGATGATTGGCGTATTGGCGTTATCGAAAAGTACCTTGATGAGAAGTCACCGGGCGATACCGTATGCATTAAGGAGCTAAAATGTGAGGCGCTATTTCCTGACAGTGATTTCCAAAGAGACTTAACGCCGAAAGAGACACAAGAGATTTATCGTATCGTCGCTACAATACCTGAATGGACAAACATTGGTAGAAAATATACCGCGAAATATGGTCGGCAAAGATGTTGGCAGAAAAAAGTGGGAGCTATCAAAAATATCAATGAATTACCTTTTTGACGTTTTGCACAATCAAAATACGTTGATTTTGTGCAAAAGTCACAGCAAAAACGGGGCAGGGTATAGACCTGTCCTACCCCTGTCCCGTACCCTGTCCCGTGGCTCAATCCCTTGAATTATCTATCTTTTTTCTCTTTTACAGGACAGGGGGGACAGGTAAAGTAATATAAAAAGAGTATTCCGTAAAATAGCGTATGGTGTACACCATATAAGAAAACGAAACACTTATATAGGAAAACCGCGTGCCTGCCCGTCCCCTGTCCTGTATTAAAAAATCTAAAATCGGAGGTGTTCAAAATAGGCAATTTGTCAATAACTGCAAGAAACATCATCCTGCAAGCGGCTCAAAATTTGCCCTTGCAAGGCGAACAGTCACCGGCAGACGAGCTGTTATATTATCAAGCGCGAGAACTCTACGACCTCCACGCTAAAGGCATGATAACCGCCGCTATAGGCGCTGAACGCAAAAACAAAATCATAGCCGCCTATATAATCAATTCAAATCGTGAGCAGCAATATACCCAAAGCAACATGCAAATTGCGGAATTCTACAAATCAATCGAGGTCGCCGGTTGCAATTATGCCAAAAATCGAACAATCGAAAACGCCGATCAACTTTATTACGAAGTCTATCACATGATACCGAAAGGAGCAGCGTCATGAAAATTTTAAAACCTGGGAAAAACAACGAAATTACGAAAGAATGTTCTCGTTGCGGCTGCGTATTTCAATACAACCCTTATATAGATGTTGATATAATCGTGTGCGGTGTCGAACAATCAGCATTTGTTAAGTGCCCGTTTTGCCGAGATGTTTCTTTTGTTCCGACGTTCCACGAATCTTACAAAACCAATAACTCTACAGTAGAAGGTGATAATTGATATGGCAGAATCTAAGAATAAACCCACTAAAGGTAGAGGCGGCAAAGCTAATTATCCATCAGCTAAATTTTCACCAAAAACCGAAGAAGATAAAGCTTTAGTTTCTAAGTTGCTTTGTGAGGTTATGACTGAATATAAACAGCCGCGTGTCAAAAGCGATGAAGAATTAGCACAGCGACTTGATGATTATTTTATGAGGTGCGCTGTAAACGGTCAAGTACCAACAGTCGAAGAAATGTGCATGAGTACGGGATATTCGCAGAGCACTTGCTATGATTGGGAAGTAGGAAGAAACCATGGATTTAGCCCTGAAACTTCCAATATTATTAAAAAAGCGAAAGAAGTTTTGAAAACTTTTGACGCGAAACTTGTTATTGCCGGAAAGCTCAATTTCCTCGCTTATTGCTTTCGCGCGAAGAATTATTATGGCCTGAAAGATAAGCAAGAGGTTATTTTTGCCTCCACTCAGCAGCTTGGTGAGCAAGTACCGGCAGAGGCGTTGGAAAAGAAGTATCTTGAGGACGTGATTGGAGCATCGGCCAGCGACTATGAGGTAGACCCTTGAGCGACTATGCCAGCGACTATGAAAAAATAAAACGACTATGACGCAGTTAGGCGGCGAAGCCGAGCGACTTTCACACGACTATCGGGAAAAGATCAACAACTATTGAGCAGCTATGAGCGACTATTAGAAAATGCTGAACGACTATCACACGACTATCGACTATGCCTTGCGCGTAGGCACCGAGAAATTTTTCAGCTTGAAAATTGCATAAAACGCAAAATAAAGCCGCCGGGCTCCCATTGTGGGCGCTCGACGGCGTTTTAATTTGCCGGTCATTTGCTGCGGCCTGCGCGGCTTGTGATGCTTAAAACGCAATTTTTGCGTTAAATGGCTTTTAAATGCGCTACAAGCGAATTTAGATTTACAAGAGTAATTACACTATTACGCAGAAAAAGCCGCTCACAATTGATTACAGCACTAAATACAGAGCAAATGATAATATATAATGCGCTGTGCTGCGCTTTAACAGCGTTGTAAGCGGTTTTTATTGTTCGGCTATATAGCAAAGCAGAGCAAAACAAAACCGCCCCGGAACGCGTCCGGGACGGTGTAGAACGTTATTTATTTTTCTTCACGCAATCAAACAAAATCATGATCGGAAGTATAACGATAATTAATAAAGCTGCCATTTTTAGTTCTCCTCGATTATGCAACCGTTAAATTTCGGAAACATGATATTGTATTTGCCGGATGCTGGATAGATATATTTATCCCTCGAGAAAGTCGGATCAGGATTGTTGATGCAACGGCTTATTGCTTCCCGGCGTGTTATGCGTCTATATTCATTGGGCACGGGTTTGCTTTCCCATGCCCAATATAAACTATAAGTGTTATCAAAATTGTTGTAGTAGTAAATATAATATCTTTTTTTCATTTTTCAAATCTCCATTTCTGCAAACGCTTTCATTTCTGCGGCGAGGTCTTCCGGGCTATTTGCCCATCTGCTGAGCCATTCCGGGAAATGCTGGGAAAGATAGCTTTCGAGGTTGTCGAGATTATCCGGCTTGGAGGCTATAAGCTTTATAGCTCCCACAAAACCCGCTGCCGCCGTTGTTGCTCTTTCGGGCGGGTAAAGCATCTTGCAGGACTTCCCGCCAGGGCAAACAAACTCCCGATCTTTTCCGGCGTGTTCGCAATGGCTCATGCAATTCTTGCAATTATCATATTTGATCATAATATAAGCCCCTTTCAAAATAAGATAAATAGATTGCTGCATCGTCCGATAACAGCGTATAATTGCCCGGTTTCGGTGTCCTCGACAAGTCCACCATTGATACCGTAAACCCCAGAAGAATAACCCACCTTTTCAAGCCTGCGCAGTGTGTAAATATACCCGCTAGGCTTGTTGGTGTAATCTTCGGCAACGCCCAGGCGTACAAGCTGGCGTAATTCTTTTTGCGTGTATTTTCTCATTTTATAATCCCCCTTTTAACACTCGTAAATATCTTGCATTATGTCGTCGATTTCGTCGCACACATCCCAGCCAAGCGGATATTCTTCACGATCTGTGCCCCATGCCAGTTTTACCGCTCTTTCTGCCGTATCAATCCATACATTAGGGCCGCCCAACGTGACCCAAATTTTAGCGGCCTTGTATTCTTTTCGGCTATCAATAGTAAATTCATAGTCGAGCACATCGCCCAAATAATCGTACAAACTAAGCTCATCCCCGTCATCGTTTACCATTTTCCCGGCGGCGTATTCTTCAAGCTCTTCGGCAATTCTTTTGCAATATTCGCGATTTTCTAACATTCTATATTCCTCCTTGATTTTTCACGGGAACGGCCTTATAATTTATTTGCCGCTCTCCTTGGCGGTGCGCTCCGGGTAGTGTGAAGGCTGCTGGAGCGCTTTTTGTTTTCGTCTCTTATTATAATGCCCAAATACATTACTGTCAATATTTTTGAAACAAAAAATACTCATAAGAAATATACAAATGTTTGTGCGGGCATTTGTATACATTGACCACAAGGGCATACCCAATTGGGGCACGGCGGCAGAGCCGGGGGAGGGGGAAAAGAAACGCGCAACGGGGCCGGGGTTACGCCTGTGAATACTGAAAAAATTAAAAAGGTCAGTTTGCCTTACACGCTATTTCAAAAATCGCAAAAAATAAAAAAAGAGATTTATTTATGAAATTTTGGGCACAAAAAGTATTGACATATAACGTTGCATATGGTATTGTGTAATAGACAAAAACGCAAAGGAGCATGGGTATAATGAAAGTTGGGTATGTTCGTGTATCGACAGAGGAGCAGAACACTATTCGCCAAGAGATTTTGATGAAGGAACTCGGCGTTGAAAAAATTTATATTGAAAAGGCGAGTGGGAAAAGCCGCGCTGGCCGTCCTCAACTGGAAGCTATGCTGGACTATGTGCGTGAGGGCGATGTTGTTATTGTCGAGAGCATCAGCCGATTTGCGAGAAGCACGAAAGATTTGCTGAGCTTGATTGAACAGTTGAAGAGCAAGAAGGTAGCTTTCGTTTCGCAGAAAGAGAATATTGATACAGAAACACCGCAGGGTCAATTTATGTTGACGGTGTTCGGCGCTATGGCGCAGCTTGAACGTGATCAGACTTTACAAAGGCAAGCGGAAGGGATTGCGGCGGCAAAAGCAGCTGGAAAGTATAAAGGCAGAAAGCCTATTGCTATTGACGAGGGACTTTTGAAAGACGTTCATGCGTCGTGGTATAAGAATGAGATCACCACCGCGCATGCTATTAAACGGCTGTGTGTTAGTCGGAATACTTTTTACCGTAGAATGTGGGAGTATGAAGACGAAATGGGTATCCCCCGCAAGAATGGGAGCAACGCATGAAAGAAAAGATAGAAAAGAAATGAACTGGGATAAGGTATAAGCACGAAGCGATCTTAAAGGATGAATAAGCAATGAAATACTTTTTCAATCTCATCGGTTATATGCTGGTGATAATATGTATCGCGCTACTGTTAGCGTATGTGATACCGAGAATTTTATAAAGTAGGCTCTTGCAAGGGCAAGGGTGACAGCTAAGGGGCTATCTCGAAAGGGGTAGCCTCTTTTTTTATTTGGCGGAGGTGCTTATGAAATTAATTCGTAAGGTCGATATTTTGGGCTCGAAGTACGCTGTTTATCGGGTGAGATCGGGCGAAAATGAATATATGGAAAGGATGCATTACGGCGGGTTATGCTGTGCCGGTGATCGTAAGATTTACATTCTTGATTTGGCTACGGTTGAGGATTGGAAAGACGAAAGGGAGGAAGTGCGTAAGAGCTCGGAGGCTTGCACTTTGCGTCACGAGATAATCCATGCATTCTTAAACGAAAGTGGCTTACAGTGGAATGCTGCTGCGTCAGATCAATCATGGGCTAAGAACGAAGAAATGGTTGATTGGATAGCTATTCAATTCCCGAAGATATTTAAAGTGTATCAAGAATTGGGGTGCTTAGAGTGAATTACAAAAAGCTTGCGAGCTCTATAAATGCTGCGATTGATAAGAAACCTGATGATAAGGGAGCTTACGGGGATCTTTTCTCGCTTTGCCGCGCATGGGAAGCTGAGGATTTTGCAGCGGCTCACGCTGCTAACAAGGCGCTAAAGGCAAAGTGCGCTGCGCAGCTGCGTGTGAGCGCAGATAAAGCGTCGTTTTATGAGCAGTGGCGTAAGTGCCTGCTGTTTGAAGCACCGCACGATTTTGACAGTTATTTGACGTATATGGAGCTTGACAGGCAAGCGGATAAGCGCTTTTATCAGCCGCGAAAGAAGCAGCTGAAACCTGTGGTTGACGCTTTACAGGCGCTTTGCGGTGACGATGAGCTCGACCTACTGGCCGTGAGCTTACCCCCTGGTGTCGGCAAGACCACGCTTGCAATCTTCCTGCTTACGTGGATAGCCGGGCGCGATCCGAATCATCCGAACCTTACCGGCAGTCACTCCAACTCGTTTGTACGCGGCGTGTATGATGAGTGCTTGAGGCTGTTCGACGCGCAGGGCGAATATCTTTGGCATGACGTATTTCCCGCCGTTCAGGTCAGCAGCACAAACGCTAAGGATTGCCGCATCGATCTTGATAAGTGTCAGCGTTTTGAGACGCTGGAGTTTACCTCTATAGGCACAGGAAACGCCGGTTTGTACCGCGCTGCAAATTTGCTTTACTGTGATGACTTGGTGTCGGGTATTGAAGTCGCACTCTCTAAGGAGCGGCTTGACAAGCTGTGGGAGACGTATACCACTGACTTGCGGCAGCGTAAGATCGGCGATAAATGCAAAGAGCTTCATATCGCTACTCGGTGGAGCGTACATGATGTTATAGGCCGCTTGGAACGGGAGTATGAGAATAACCCACGTGCGAAATTCATTCGCTTTCCCGCTATGAATGAGAACGACGAGAGCAATTTTGATTACGATTACGGCGTAGGGTTTACTACAAAGTTTTATCGTGAGCAGCGGGACATTATGGACTCTGTCAGCTGGAAAGCGCTGTACATGAACCAGCCGATAGAGAGGGAAGGACTTATTTATCATCCTGATGAGCTGCGGCGTTTCTTTGAACTGCCCACGCAGGAGCCGGACGCTGTTATCGGCGTATGTGATACTAAGGATAAAGGCGCTGACTATGCGTTTTTGCCTGTTGGCTATGTGTATGGGCAGGATTATTATATCGGCGATTGTATCTGCGATAACGGTTTGCCTGACACTGTAGATATTCGCCTTGCGGATATTCTTGTGCGAGACAAGGTCAATATGTGCCGTTTTGAAAGCAACTCGGCCGGCCGACGTGTGGCAGAGAAAATTCAAGGCGAGGTTAAAAGGCTTGGCGGCATTACCAACATTACAACGAAATTTACAACGGCGAATAAGGAAACAAAAATCATTGTAAATTCAGCGTGGGTCAAAGAGCACTGCTTGTTTTTGGACGAAAGCAAATATAAGCGAAACTCGGACTACGGCCGGATGATGGATATGCTTTGCTCGTACACCGTAGCTGGTAAAAACAAGCACGACGATGTACCTGACGGAATGGCTATGTTTGCGGAATTCGCTCAGAGCTTAAGCGGCGCTAAAGTAGAAGTGTTTAAGCGGCCTTGTTAGTGCGCTAAATGACAAATAATAGAAATAATTCAAAGTGTGATAGTTTTGCTTGACACAGAATTAAATATATAATAATGTAAGAATTAGCAAAGGAGGTGTCACAAATAGCGGGACGTATGTTGTTTGGGCGGCGTGTTATATACACGGATGTCGCTGAGATCAACGCAAAAAATATAGTTGATGTTCTTAAAAAAGCACTATTTGTGCACCTACAGAATAGCGCGGATATTGACTATCTTTATCGCTATTATTGCGGAGATCAGCCGATTATTCATAGGGTCAAGGACGTAAGACCGGAGATTTGCAACAAGATCGTGGAAAATCGCGCTAATGAGATTGTGTCGTTTAAGGTCGGCTATCTTATGGGCGAGCCTGTGCAGTACGTCAGCCGTGATGACGAGGAGAGTATTGCGTCTAAGGTGCTGAAGCTTAACAGCTATGTGATATCTGAGGACAAGGCCGCTAAGGACAAAGAGCTTGCGGATTGGTTTCATATTTGCGGCACATCGTATCGGATGATTTTGCCCGACGCGAATGCGAACATAGAGGAAGATGAAGCGCCGTTTGAGATATTTACACTTGACCCGCGTTTTGCTTTTGTGGTCTATTCAAGTGAGCTTGGCAATCCGGCGCTGTTGGGCGTAAAGTATATACTTCGTGAGGACGGAACGCTTGTTTATTCTTGTTACACGCGAGATCATTATTATGAGATAGAGAATCTGTCCACTATCACGCGCAACGAAGATCAGATACTCGGTATTCCGATCATTGAATACCCCGCAAACGCTGCAAGGCTTGGCGCTTTTGAAATTGTGCTGCCGCTTTTGGATGCTATAAATACGACCGAAAGCAACCGTATTGACGGCATTGAGCAGTTTGTTCAGGCGCTTATGCTTTTCCACAATGTTGATATTTCAAGTGACGATTTTTCAAAGCTGCGTAACGAGGGCGCGATCAAATTCAAGGACATTGATCCTCAGTTCAAAGCAGAGATTGATTATCTTACTTCCGAGATGAACCAAACGCAAACTCAGACGCTTGTTGACAGCATGTACAACACTGTGCTGACGATTTGCGGCATGCCGAACAGGAACGGCGGTTCTTCGACTTCGGACACCGGCTCAGCTGTTATTATGCGTGACGGCTGGTCATCCGCTGAGGCGAGAGCCAAAGACACGGAGCTTGTGTTTAAAAAAGCAGAGAAAGAGTTTCTTAAGCTGCTGCTGCACATTTGCCGCGATCTGAGCGATTTGAGTCTGAAGCTTTCAAACCTCGAAATCCGCTTTACAAGGCGAAATTACGAGAACATTACCGAAAAAGCGAACGTATTGACTATGATGCTCGCTAATCCTAAAATCGCGCCTGTGCTGGCATTTACACACTGCGGTCTGTTCAGTGATCCGCAGCTTGCATACAGAATGAGCGTGGAGTACATGGAAGAGCAGCAGAGAAAGGCTGCGGAGGTAATAGCTAATGGAGATAAAACCGAGAACGGTAATGCAGTTAACGCCGGAGATGATAACGGCGATAGAGCAGGCACTGAGCCAACGCAGCAGAATTGAGATCGGCGTAAAGAACAATAAAATTTGCGTTTGGGAGATCAAAAGCAAAACTAAATACGAACAGCCTATTGCATAGGGCATTAGGGACAGCCAGTTAGGGGCTATCGATATCGAAAAGATGTCGGTAGCTCCTTTTTTTGTTATTCTCTTTTCCTTCCTGTTGCCCCCGGGCTCTGCGGAGCGCCCGTGAAAGCTCGCCGATGGCGGTCGGCATGAGAAAGGCAGCAGCAAAAAGTAATCAATCGCTGAGAGGCGTTAGTTGTCAGAGAAGACGTTAAAACGCGAAAGGGAGATAACCCTACCAAAAACAGAAAACACAGTCAGAGAAGACTAAAAAACGCAGGAGGTAATCATCATGGCAAAAATCGATGTAAGCAAAATCGACGGTTACGAGAATATGACCGCCGAGCAGAAAATTTCCGCATTAGAAGCTTATAACTCGCCTGAACCTGACTATACGGGCTGGGTAAAGAAAGACCTGTATGACAAAGCTGCTTCTGAAGCTTCTTCATGGAAGAAAAAGCACAATGAGCTTCTTTCTGAAGACGAGCGCAAGAAGCAGGAGCAGGCTGACAGCATTGCGCAGATGCAGAAAGAGCTTGACGAGCTGCGCGAGGGCAAAAAGGTTTCTGAGTATAAAGCTAAGTTCATTGCTCAGGGCTATGACGAAACGCTCGCAGAAGAAACCGCTAAGGCAATGGCAGAGGGCAACAGCGAAAAGGTTTTTGCTAATAATCAGAAGTTTCTTGATGATTACGCGAAAAGAGTTAAAGCAGATGCTCTTAAAAAGACTCCGAGACCTGCACCTGGTCAGGGCGGTAACGAGTCTGTAAATTACGACGAAAAGATTTCAAACGCGCAGAAGGCCGGAGATTTTACGGCGGCTGCGTATTACACGCGCCTTAAAGCTCAGGCGGAGGCGCAAATTCAGAATGAATAAAGGAGAAAACCAATTATGGCAGATACTTTTGCTACAAGTTTTGGGGTACTTAACTACTCCGGAATGCTTTTTAACAAGGGTAATACCCGCACTCCGCTGTCTTCGATTATAGGCGGCAGAGCAAAGACAACCAATCACGTTGAGTTTGTTACTGGCCAGGAGTTCACTTCCGGCGGCGGCGCTCAGCCTGCTATCAGTGAGACCGCGTCGCTTACTGCGCCTGACGCAACTGTAGTAACTCGTGAGCAGAAAACGAACGTTACTCAGATCTTTCAGGAAAGCGTAGGCATCTCTTATGCAAAGCAGTCGAACATGGGCACTCTGAGCGGCATCAATATTGCCAATCAGCAGGCTAACCCCATGAACGAGCTCGATTTTCAGGTTGCTGCAAAGATGATGAAGATCAATGCCGATATCGAGTATACCTTCATCAATGGCGTATATAGCAAGGCCACCGATGACAGCAAGATCAACAAGACCCGTGGTCTCGTTCCTGCTATCACTACCAACACCAAGGCAATGGTGTCCAAGCCTCTCGGCCTGTGGGATATCGCAGATATGGTCAAGAAAATCTATGGTCAGAATGCGCCCACTACCGGCCTGTGCCTGTGGTGCGATGCAACTACCATGTTCCAGATTAACGCTGATGCGGTACAGAACGGCTTGTCGGTAGTCCCTGCGTCTCGTGAGATCAACGGTATCGCGCTGTCGAGCGTCGTTACCCCGATAGGTGTTGTTTACCTGTACCTCGGTGAATACCTGCCCGGCGGCACTGCGCTGCTGCTGAACCTCGACGTTCTTGCCCCTGTGTTCCAGCCCGTTCCCGGCAAGGGCAATTTCTTCCTTGAAGAGCTTGCTAAGACCGGCGCGGGTCAGAAATACCAGCTCTTTGGTCAGATCGGCCTCGATCATGGCCCCGAGTGGTATCACGGCAAGTTTACCGGCATTTCGACCTCGTTTACCGCACCTACTTACAGCCGCAGCGTATTTGTTGCGAATGCAGCTGATTTCAAAGCCACTGGCTCTACCGGCGGCTGATAAAAACATTTAAACGAAAGGGGTGGACAGTATGACGGAAACTGAAAAACTGGCAATGGTTAAAGCTATGACCGGCGAGACGGATGAAAGCGTTCTGTCCACTTACCTTAAAATTGCCGGGGATAAGGTTTGCAGGAAAGCATATCCCTTTACGTTTGCTACGCAGAATGTGCCTGAGCGCTATGAGTATGTTCAGGTCGAGATCGCAGTTTATCTAATCAACAAACGCGGTGCAGAAGGGGAGACGGCACATAGTGAAAATGGAATATCGCGCACTTATGACAATGCCGATATCCCTTCTGCGCTGTTGAGAGATGTTGTGCCTTTTGCGTCTACCCTCGGAGGTGACGCATGAAAATATTAGAGCGAAACAAAATGGCGTTTTGGTATCAGCTTTATGACCGCAAGGAAATCGTTGAGGATGAATACGGCAACGAAACCGGTGGCTCAAGGTTGATTTACAAACCCGCCGTTAAGTTAAGAGCTAATGTTTCATCAGCTACAGGGACGGCACAGATAGAACAGTTCGGTAATTTTGCGGGTTATGACAAGGTGATCGTTACCGACGACCTGACTTGTCCGATTGACGAAAACTCGGTTTTGTTTGTTGATAAGCTGCCTGAATACAGCGAGGACGGCACTCCACTTTATGACTACGTTGTAAAGCGCGTTGCAAAATCGCTTAATGCCATTGCGTATGCAATTCAAAAGGTGAATGTGTCGTGAAAAAGGTCGTTGTACCGCTGTCTAATGCCGGTATTGCGGAGCTGATAAAAAGCGTGAACGAATACAACGTGTGGCTCAAAGAGCGCTCAAGCGAGTTTCTGAGGCGTTTGGCGAAAATGGGTTACAACGCGGCGAGCGCTAAGTTCGGCACTGCGACCTATGACGGCACGAATGATGTTGTGGTGAAGATCGAAGAACGAGACAGAAACACTATGGCAATAGTCGCTACGGGCACGGCAACGCTGTTTATAGAGTTCGGTACAGGCGTTACTTATCCCGACAATCATCCGCAAGCGGGTGAGCTGGGTATGGCTCGTGGCGAATACGGAGAGGGTCACGGCAAGCAATCATCATGGGGCTATTACGGCGAACCTGGCTCTAACGGTATCGTCAGAGAAAAGCCTGACGGCAGCACCGTTGTTATTACGCAAGGCAATCCGGTAAATATGCCGATGTATGAAACGGTAAAGGAATTGGAAGCAAGCTTAACTGCTTTGGCAAAGGAAGTGTTTAAATGATCGACATTGAAAATCAGATATACACACCGATAGCCAAAGCGCTTAGAAACAAATTCTCCGGCATTATCGTAAGCGGCGAATATATAAACGCTCCGCCTGATTTTCCTTATGTGAGTATTGTCGAGCAGGACAATTACACGACGCAGGCGCACATGGACAGCGGTAGTGTTGAATTTTCGACGCTGATGTATGAGGTGAACGTTTATTCCAACAAAAGCGTTGGTAAAAAAGCGGCTTGCCGCGAGATTATAACGTTCATCGATAGTTTGATGTATTCAAAGAATTTTAGGCGAATATCACTTTCGCCCGTTCCAAATATGGAAAATGCGACAATTTACCGGCTCGTTGCCCGATACAAGGCAGAAACGGACGGTACTAATCTTTATAGGAGGTAAATTATGGCGATAAGTACATATAAAGTCTTTCTGATGAAGAAAGGTGACACAGGTGATACCTGGTCGAAGCTTGTTGATATCAAAGAGTTCCCCGATCTCGGCGGCGAGCCCGAAATGCTCGAAACCACTACTCTGAGTGACAACATGCAGACCTATATTGCAGGCATTCAGTCTCTTGATGGCCTGTCGTTCTCCGCAAACTACGACATGGCCACTTTCAAGACGCTCAAGGCTCTTGAAGGTAAGAAAGCCAGCTATGCGGTATGGTTTGGCGGCACGGAGGTTTCCGGCACTGTTACCCCAGACGGTTCTAACGGCAAGTTTAGCTTTGACGGCGAGCTTTCTGTTTATCCCGTCGGCGGCGGCGTAAATGAAGTTGTGGGCATGACTATTACCATCGCGCCGTCTACACCTATTGCTTTTTCTGACACCTGATTACAAGCCAAATTGATAAGGAGGATTTATCATGGCAAAACAGCTTACTATTAACGATCCTGTTTCCGGCGTTACATATACACTGGAATTTACTCGAAAGACAATCGAGCTCATGGAGAAAAACGGCTTTGTGGCTGCTGACATGGAGCGTAAGCCTATGACGCTTCTTCCCGCGCTTTTTGCGGGTGCGTTTCTTGCGCATCATCGTTTTGTTAAGCGTGATGTGATTGACGCAATTTATGCAAAGCTGAACCACAAGGACGAGCTTATAGGCGCACTTGTGGAGATGTACAACGAGCCGCTTATGGCGCTGCTTGACGAGCCCGAGCAGGAGAACGATGAGGGAAACCTGAGCTGGAAGGCTGGCTGGTAAGCGGCCATTCTTCCGTAAACGTGGGGGGTGGAGGCGAACGAGGCCCCATCCCCCGTTTTGCTTACACAGACAAATTTTATGAGCTTTTTCCGTATTACCTGTCTATAGGCATGACCTATGAGCAGTATTGGGAGCAAGATTGCGATTTAGTTAAGTATTACCGCCGTGCAGCGCAGATAAAACAGGATTTGAAAAATCAAGATGCGTGGTTGCAGGGCGCTTATTTTTACGAGGCATTGATCGACGTTGCTCCTATATTGCGAGCGTTTGCGAAGAAAGGCACTAAGCCTACGCCGTATGCAAATCAGCCTTATGAGCTGTTTAGCAGGAACGATGAAACGCGCAAGAAACAGGTGATTGAAAAGAGGCAGGACGAAAAGGCAAAAGCGTTTATGCAGGCATTTATGATGTCAAATAACAAGAGATTTAAAGAAGAAGGTGGTGTAACGGATGGCTGATAATGTAGAAATTCAGGGCTTGGAGTTCGAGATAGTCAATGACAGCAAAGATACGGTCAAAGGCTTGGAAGCTCTGATAGATACACTCAAGGCATTAAAAACCGCTACATCAGGCGGCACGGGTGGACTTAGTAAGACCGCTGACAGCATTAGAAAATTAAACGATGCTTTAAAGGGCTTTAGTCAGTCGGATGCAGCAAGTAAGATTTCATCTCTGGCAGGTGCACTCAATGTGCTTAAGGGCGTTGGAAAGGTTACTATATCATCTTCTATTGCCAACCAGATAAAGGCGATAAACGATGCTTTAGCCGGTGTTAACGAAAGCACAAAAGATAAGCTTGTCGGCCTCGCAGACGGTCTCAGGCCGCTTTCTGAGCTCGGAAAATCGAAACTGACTACATTTATTAATCAAATAAAAAAGCTCCCCGAAGTCGTCGGAGAGCTTGAAAAAGTTGATCTTGATAAATTCACGCGGCAAATGTCGGAGCTGGCTGCGGCTATGAAGCCACTGGCTGATGAGATGCAAAAGGTATCTAACGGTTTCTCGGCATTTCCATCGAAAATTCAAAAACTTATCTCGTCCAGTGAAAAGGGCAAGAAAAGTGTTGGCAAATTCGGCAAAGCGGCAGGACTTCTCAAATTGGGCGGCGTTGCTTTATCGCTGCGTACGGTGTCGAATTTGATAAGCTCGGCTATTACAGAGTCGAATAAATATCAGGAAGACTTAAACCTCTTCACTGCATCAATGGGCAAATATGCCGAACAAGCGAAGAAATACGCCGAGACTGTATCTGAGGTCATGGGTATTGACCCTGCCGAGTGGATGCGCAATCAGGGTATATTTAACACGCTCTTAGAGGGCTTTGGTTCTGTTTCAGATCGAGCATACACGATGAGCAAGAACCTGACGCAATTAGGCTATGATATAAGTTCGTTCTTTAATATAAGCGTTGAAGATGCAATGTTAAAATTGCAGTCCGGCATTTCCGGCGAGCTTGAGCCGCTACGTAGGTTGGGCTATGACCTGTCTCAGGCACGTTTGCAGCAGACGGCGTATACACTGGGTATCAATGAAAGTGTATCGGCAATGACTCAGGCCGAGAAAGCCGAGCTACGTTATTACGCCATTATGACACAGGTAACGACTGCACAGGGTGATATGGCACGTTCGCTTGAAGCTCCGGCTAATCAGCTCAGAATATTGCAGGCGCAGTTTACTATGTGCGCGAGAGCAATAGGCGATATCTTTATCCCGATGCTCAACGCGATACTCCCCGTGGCGATTGCTATTTTGAGGGTTATAAGAGAAATAGCAAATGCTATAGCAAGTTTGTTCGGATTTAAGTTGACGGACATTGATTATTCCGGCCTTGATAATGCAGCAGGCGGCGCTGGCGCTCTTGAGGACAATCTTGAAGGTGCTGGCGACGCTGCAAAAAAGCTTAAACAGTACACTGCCGGTTTTGACGAGCTGAATGTATTCAAGCCGGAAGACAAATCATCTTCCGGCAGCGGTGCAGGCGGCGGTGGCGGTGGCTTTGAATTTGAATTGCCTGAGTATGATTTTCTCAGTGATGCGATTGAAATGAAAATCGATAAACTGAAAAACATCATTGAGGAAGCCCTTGCGCAGTTATTCATTATTATATCAGGAGCTTCACTTGTAGTTGGTGCGCTTCTAACACTTAGCGGTGCAAATATACCTCTTGGCTTGGGGCTCATGGCGGCTGGCGCTGCTGGCTTAGTTGTTGCGGTTAAACTGAATTGGAATAGCATGACCGACGGAATTGCAAATACGTTAGCTTTAATTCTTGGTGTGGTTGGCGGCGCATTGCTTGCACTGGGAGCAATCTTGACATTTTCAGGGGCAAACATTCCTTTAGGTATTGCTCTTATGGCAATTGGTGCTGCTGCACTCGTAACTGCGGCAATTATCAATTGGAAAAAGAGCACGGATCATATTAGAGATGCCCTAACCACAATTAAAGGCATTGTACTTGGTGCACTTATAGCGGTTGGCGCATTGTTAGCCTTATCGGGCGTAAATGTGCCTTTAGGCATAGCACTCATAGCAGCTGGTGCAATAGGCATTGCAACAAACGCGCTCATGAATTGGGACAAGTTGCCTCAAAAAGTGAAAGACGTAATAGCAATTATAACCGCTGCTGTATCGTTAGCGTTTATAACTGTTGGTGCAATTTTAGCCTTTTCGGGCATTAACCTGCCTATAGGTCTCGCGCTTTTGGCAGCTGGTGCATTGACTATGGCTACAGCTGTTGTACCGAATTGGGATAAACTATCGGACAATATAAAAGGCGTTATTGCAGAGATAACAGCAGCAGTATCAATTGCGTTTATAGCGTTCGGTGCGCTCTTGGCGTTCTCGGGTACTAACATACCTATCGGCCTTGCGCTCTTGGCTACCGGTGCATTAATGATGGCAAGCTCGGTTGAACCTAAATGGAACGAGATACCTGAAGAGGTCAGGAAAACAATTACCAAAATCACACGCATAGTCGGAGGGGCTTTACTGGCGCTTGGCGTTATATTGCTGCTTACAGGCGTTGGTGCAGGGTTCGGAATAGGTCTTATTATGGCAGGGGCTGCGTCGTTGGCTACTTCTGTTGCGTTAGACTGGGATTTCTTAACCAAAAAGGTAGAAAAAACTCTTAAATCTGTAGAAGATACATTTAAGAAAAAGTGGGAAAATATCAAAACCGACACAAAAGAAAAGTGGGATGATATTAAAACCTCGCTTTCCAATACTTGGGATAGCATAAAAACTACAGCAAGTAATACTTGGAATGGTATTAAAACCACTATTTCAATGGCGTGGGGCAACGTCAGTACTGATACCTCCACTAAATGGGACAATATTAAGACTTCGCTTTCAAACACGTGGGATAACATCAAAACGCGAGCAAGCACTACGTGGGAAAATTTAAAAACTACTATTAGCGGTGCATGGAATAATGTAAGTACTGATACCACATCAAAATGGGATATTATTAAGTCTTCGCTTTCCGGAGTGTGGGATACGATTAAATCTACTGCGAGCTCGGTTTTTGGCAGTGTTAATACTGCTATCGCAAATGCATGGAATAACACAAAAACTAATACAAGTGCTGTATGGAATAATGTTAAGTCTTTTCTTTCTGGTGCTTGGAATGGAATTAAGTCTAATGCGACTTCAATATTCAATTCCATGAAAGAAATGATTTGCAGTATTTGGGATGCATTAAAAACTCATATTTCAAATGTTGTAGACTCCATTATCGGCTTTGTGAACAAAATGAAAAGCATTGTTTCTGCCGGTGTGAGTGCAGTAAAAGGGGCGTTCACCAGCGCTGTAGCCGCGGCACAGAGTGCTGTTAGTGCGATAGGAAGCGCTTTGTCCAGTATTGGTAGTGCCATATCAAACGGCCTTTCAAATGCCGCATCTTCAATCGGCAGTGCGCTTGGATTTGCAGAGGGCGGTTTTCCGAACGAAGGGCAGTTATTTATTGCTCGTGAGTCCGGCGCTGAGATGGTCGGCACAATGGGACGCAGAACGGCGGTAGCCAACAACGACCAGATTGTAGAGGGCATATCAGCCGGTGTTACTAATGCAAATGACGGCGTTATCGCTGCAATATATTCGCTTATCAACGTGGTTGAGTCTAAGGATATGGACGTTTATATCGGCGATGACGCGATAGGCCATTCTTATGATCGATACAATCAGAGCAGAGGCCGCAGGGTCAATGTTGGTGCGTTTGCAAACGCTTATTAAGGAGGCGTGAGGATATGAACAGCTTTATAAAAATCAACGGCAAGGCATATCCCACGCCTCGACGGGGGTTGAATTTAATGGTCGCCACTATTGTTGACTCAGCCCGAAACGCAAATGCAGTCGTTGTCGGTCAGGTGGTAGGCCGCGAGCAGCAGAAGATAAACAACCTTGAATGGGGTTATCTTACCGCTGCTCAATGGTCGGCTATATTGAAGGAGTTTAGCCGATTTTATGTGACTGTGAGCTATCCCGATATGGTAAATAACCGCTGGACAACGCGAAAAATGTACCCCGGTGACCGTACAGCCGAGCCGCTTCATCTTGACCCGAAAACTGGCTTGCCGCTGGATTATATCAATTGTAAAGTCAATCTTATCGATTGCGGCGAGCCGTTCTAAGGAGGTGTAGACCGTGAAGCAGGTAAGCGATGCTTACAAGTTGAGCATGAGGTCTATGCTCAGAAACCGTTCGTATGTGAAAGTTGCGTTTTCAAACGTCGACGTAGCGGCAGCAACAGACGGCGAGTGGGAGAGCAACGGTGCACAGGGATATTCGGAATTTGACACGATAGATTACGAATATGACTATGAAGAAACCTATGCGACATTGGAGTTGAACAGGTGGGGGCTTGACGGCTCTCAAATCATTCTGATATCGAACACGGGCAATACGCGGCAAGACGGCTTTACATCTACGCTTATAAGTAATGCAAACGGTGAGTTTACTACAAGCGCAGTGCTGACGAGGGAGTTTACCGCCCCTCACACGTTCGCCGGGCTTACGTTTATTTTTGATACGCGTACTAAAGAGTGGCCGCTTGAGATTACCGCAAAGTTTTATCTTAATAATGAAGTGGTCGAAAATAAAACAATAAGTGTAACTGACACCGAGTCAGCTTTTGAGGCTCGCGTAGCCTCGTGTGACAAGATCGAACTCGTGTTTGGTAATATGCTTCCTTATCGCCGCCCACGTTTGGAGCGTATCATGTACGGCGTTGAAAAAACGTTTACCAACAGTGATATCGTATCAACGAAGCAGTCGCACGATGTAGACCCCTTGAGCCGCAGACTGCCGAAAGAGACCATGCAGTTTGCGATACTGGATTACGAGCATAAATATGATCCTGACAATCCTACGGGCATGTACGCCTATGTCGACAAAAACTCGCCGGTAACTATAAGCTTCGGCTACGAGCTGCCGGACGGAAATGTCGAGTGGACTAAGGGCGACAAGTACGTTTTGAACAGCAAGCCCAAAGCCTCGAAAAATCAGGCTACGTTTACTGGCACAGGGCTTATCGGCAGCTTAACGGGCAGCTTTTATAAGAGCAAGTTAGGCGAAAAGACCTTTTACGACATGGCAGAGGAAGTACTGCTGGATGCAGACCTGACGCTTACCGAGCTCGGAACACATCCCTGGGTGATAGACCCCGCACTGAAGCAGATGAAAACCACTGCCGCGCTTCCTATCGACACGCACATGAATTGCTTGCAGCTTATAGCCCACGCTTGCCGCTGCCGACTGTTCACCGATGACGATAATATCATACACATTAAGCCGTTCGGCGTTACGATTATCGGCATATACAACGGTACATGGTCGGATAACGGCCATATGTGGTTCAGCGAGTGGAACAGCGTTGATAAAGGCAACAAGATGGATAACACCTATATCACGCTTGAGCTCAATCGTTGGGCGCTTGACGGCGGAGAAGAACAGGTGCTTATCGAAAGTGAGGACGCATCGGGGCGCGGCTATGTAAGCCAGAGCATGTCGGACGGCAGCGGAGATTACGACACAGCGCCGGTGTTTACTAAGGAGTTCGACGTATCGCATGATCTGCCGGTGCTCACGCTGTGCTTTGATACGCCGATAGATGAATATCCCTCGTCGGTGCAGGTCAAGTATTACAGCGGCGATACGTTGCTTGATACCAAAGTCGTAAGCGGTATAACGTCTGCTGAGACGGTCATCACGAGCTCGCTTGCATTTGACTGCACAAAGTTTGAGGTTACTGTTCTCGGCGGCTTGCCTTATCGCCGGGCACGAGTGAGTAAGGTCTATTACCGCGAAACGGATTATACGTTGGACTTCACTACGATATCCGAAGACAGTCAAACGCTGTCAAAAATCGATCAGCTCAAGACCGTTACCGTCGCAAAATACGCTTACACGGCCAACGGCGACAGTAGTGTGCTATTTGAAGGGACGACCGCCGAGACCAACCTACATATTGAGTTCTCAGGTCTTGCAGCGGATGTACAAATCACGGTTACCGGCGGTACGCTTGTATCTTCCGATATATATGCGAGAGCTGCCGATTTGGTGTTATCCTCCGGCACTAAAACCGTGACCATAACAGGTAAAACTTTGTCTGAAAACTCGGTGGTCGTTTCTTACCCCGTGAATTTGGACGGAGAAACCGATAAGGAGACAAATCCTCTCATAACCAACGACGATATGTGCGCCGCGCTTGCCGAGCATGTCAAAAAGTATCTTACAATGCGCAACACTTACGATGCGACGTATCGCGGCAATCCCGAGCTCGAAGTCGGCGACATTATAGGCTTGCAGACCATGTACACCGACGAGATGGACGCGCTCGTGCTGGTTGATGAGATAACATTTAACGGCTCTCTGAGCGGAAAGGTAAAGGTGAAAGCTTTGATATGAGTGTGATCGACGACCTTATATATGACCGCACACAAGCCGATGTAGACCGCGTTTACGAGCTAAAGGGAAAGATACTCGCCGGAGGGCTCAGCGCTCTGACAGACGCGGAGAAAACGGAGTATATGGCCGGTATGAAAGGCGCGTATAACTACACCGACTTAAACCGCGTCGGACAGGCCGTTTCGTATATCGCGCAGCAAATGAAGACGCTGCCGCAGAGGGTAGCGGCATACAGCGCGGCGAGAGGCGGCGGCAATGACGTTACCGTTGTTCTGCCGTATGACCCCGAAAGCATCACGGTCAATCCCAAGACCGATTGGGCGGTCACGGACATACCGATGCAGGCGGCAATGGAAACATACCTTGCTAACCTTACCGAGCTGCGAGGACAGCTTACATTGCCGGTCGACGCGCCTACAGTGCCGACGAGCATGCGCAATCTCACTTTTTCGACCGCGAATGACATTGAATATCTGCTCTATCTCATAAATGCGGCGCTCGTCGAACTGGAACAGTCATTGTATGACGAGATAGACAAAACAGTTGCCGCATTTGAATACGTTAATCTGTATTATTGCGGAGAATAGGAGGAAAGCATTTGAAAAACACCGTAATCAAAGGCGACGGCACGTCGAGAAAGCTAAAAGCGCCCTCATCGCTGCCTGAGAGCTTTTCGGAATGGCGAACACAGCTGCTTGCCGGAAATGCAACGCTGGATATCGCACTGAACCCTGACGGATGCGAGACTGTCGGAACGCCGCTGTCAAAATCCAATTTGCTGACGGACGAGACCAAAACGGCTTTAGGGCTTACGAGCGACGATCCGACAATTAATGAAGCGCTTAATCTTCTCGGCAACGCTCAGCCCATCATCGCATCCACGCCGCCGACGACATCGACCGTCGGTGTTGTCGGCCAGGAGTACATCGACACGGCGGCAAAGCTTGTTTATCACTGCACAGTGGCGGCGGCTACGGGGTATACGTGGGAGGTGTATTCCGCGGGGCGGTCGTCGAAAGTGAATTTAACGCTGTATGCGTCGAGCTGGAGTACGGCAAAGAAATACACCGTCAGCAACGCGAACATTACGGCTACATCGGCGGTCGAGCTTCTGCCGCGAGAAAATAACGGCATTACGCAGGCGCAGCTGGAGGCGCTGTCGGGCGCGATGATAGTCGGCGGAACACAGGCGGCAGGGAGCATCCAGCTCGTCGCGCTGGGCGATAAGCCGACAACGGATATCCCGGTGACTTTAATAATCAGGAGGGATTTGTAATGCCTCTTATCAATCACGCAGGCGGCGGCTCATCGTTTGCCGCTATCATACAGGTTATTTCTAATAAAGGCGCTACGTGCACGTGTTCGAATGGCGGTACAACATTGACCGCAGTTGCAACCTCCGGTAATTGCTCATTCAAAGTGACGCGTAAGGGGACGTGGACTGTAACAGCAACACTTGGTGAAAATGTCAAGTCTGAAAATGTTGATATCTCAACAGATGGCGAATTTAAAAAGGTGGCGGTTTACGCAGTTCAGATATTTGGCATCAGCCGCGATATTACAAAATTATCACCTGTTTGGGCGAGAACGGATATCGCTGAATCGTTTACGGCTACTGCCTCCATCGGCGTAGTTGCCGGGGCAAGTGATTTTGACGATTATTACCCTTGGAGTGACATCACACGTGAAACGCTATCAACCGGCGATGTAATGGTAAAAATACCGAAATTTTGGTATAAGCGGTACAGAGAAGGCGATATAGAATACATAAAAATTACTGGGAGCGAACTGGAAGGGTTTACATTGCACCCTGCCTTTAATCACGCAAATAGTCCAAAAGACTGCGTTTATGTTGGTGCCTACAAGACTTCTTCTGACAAGTTATCTAAAAGCAATGCAGAACCGACTACGCAGCGCAGCCGAGCATCATTTAGGAGCTCTGCGAAAACGAAAGGCACTGGTTGGCAGATCCTCGATATATCTACATTATCTGCGATTCAAATGTTAATTCTTGTTGAGTTCGCAAATAATGATGTGCAGACATCTATAGGAGCGGGCTATTCCGATTCTCCAAATACTAGCAGTTTTTATGATGCGCAACGCACCGGCAGCTGTGACAATGTACCAAACCTTACTGGACGTCCAGCGGGTACCGCTGACCAAGTCGATGTGGTTTGGCGTGGCCTTGAGGGCCTGTGGGGAAACACGTTTGAAAGTGTAGATGGTGTGAATGCTCATGATAACGCGTATTATGTATGCAATGATCCATCTAAATATGCGGATGACACTTCAACAGATTATTCGCTACTTTCTTACGAACATGCGGGTAATTGGAGCGGCGAATTTATTGAACAAGTAGGGCTTGATATCGGCGACAATGTACATGTTATGCTGCCCCAAACCCAAGGAGGCAGTTCATCGTCTTTCATGTGCGACTGCTGCTATTCAGAGTCCGGTTGGAAAACGGTTTCAGTAAGTGGAGGGTGGACTTCAAAAACTGCTTGCGGTTTGTTTATTGCCGATTTGACGATACCTAGCGGGACATATTCAGCTCGTTTCGGCTCGCGCTTAGTCTATATACCACAATAAGGAGGCAGCATCATGAGAGTACAAGGCAACGCTTCACCGTCGGCGGTCACAATAGAAAGCTACTGGCCTATGCCGGGTTATGTCGAGGTCAGACTGCATGAAAACAGCAAAGACATTACCCCAACAGGTGATGAAAACGCTGCATCGCTGTACGAATATGACGAGTATGTCTTTCACGTTAAGCAGCGCGATGGGCTACAGCAGGAGATTGAAAATAATCTCGTTGATTGGCTACAGACCGGCAGAATGCTTGAAGTTAACGACCGCGCAAGTACAGTGCAGGACATGAGGGCTGAAATTGCAGACGCAATAACTCCGGAGGCACTCGACGCAGCCTACAGAGAGGGGGTTAACAGCATATGACGAAAGATGAAGCGATCACAAAAATGAAAGAAAAAGGCGCGGATGATGCCGCAGCCCTGCGGACAAAGGCGAACACCATGACCGGCACTGAAATTATCGCCGCAGAAATCGCCGTGCCAGATTTCGACGCGACGAAGGACTACAGTGCATGCCCCGTGGGAACGCCGGTGGCCGACGAGGGTCAGGTGTGGAAGCTTATCCAGCCGTACAACGCCGCGAACTACAGCGGCAGACCGTCCACTCTGCGCGCGCTGTGGGGGCTGTGCCACACGAAAGACCCTGCAAAGGCTAAAGCATGGGTAGCCCCTCTCGGAACGAGCGGCATGTACATGACCGGCGAATGCTACAAGGCCGCAGACGGCAAGGTACACAGGTGCTTGCAGGATAATGTTGTACACGATGCGTCGGCGCTGCCGAGCGCGTGGGAGGATGCGGAATGAACGACGACGAAAAGACCTATTCAGGACTTTTAGAGGAGGATTGACGATGTTTAACACTATGGACAACACTATGGATACCAAGCTTCACAACGGCTGCCCGTACAGGCTGCCTTGCGGCTACTGCGTTTCGCTCGGACGCGACTGCCCCAGGCAGACTGCCCACGCAGCGAATTTTGCATCAAGCAGCGACAGCACGTCAAGAGCTGCGTTTAGCAAACCGGAGGACTGACGATGGCATTTACAAATTCGCCGCTTGTCAGCTACACACGGATAAGCCCCTACAGCAGCGGCCGCAAGGGGCACAATATCGATACCATCACGATACACTGTGCAGCGGCACAGGCAGCGGTTGAAACGCTGGGCAGACTGTTCCAGACAAAGCAGGCAAGCGCTAACTACGGTATCGGCGCAGATGGGCGCGTCGGAATGTACGTCGAAGAAAAAGACAGAAGCTGGGCGACCTCGGACGGGGAAAACGACCGCCGGGCGGTGACTATCGAGGTGGCCTGCGAAAACAAGCATCCGTACAGGGTAAACGACGCGGCCTACAAGACGCTGCTCGACCTTGTGACGGATATATGCAGGCGCAACGGTATTAAGAAGCTTGTCTGGTCTACCAGCAAGGCCGACCGCGTAAACCACAAGAACGGGTGCAATATGACCGTTCACCGCGACTATGAAAACAAGGCCTGCCCCGGGCAGTGGCTTTATAAGCGACACGGGCAGATAGCGGCCGAGGTAAACAAAAGACTTACGGAGGATGAAGAAATGGAAAGATGGAAAACGATAGAGGATGTGCCGGAGGGCTTTTACCGCGATACCGTCAGGCAGCTTATGCAGGACGGCATAATCAAGGGCAAGGGTGACGGCGTGGTTGACCTGACCGAGGATATGCTCAGGGTAATGATCTTCTGTCAGCGCATTATGGAGGGCAAGTAAGCCTATGGCAGAAAGCATAATAGTCGCTATCATAACTGGTGTTTTAACGCTTGTCGGCGTACTTATCAGTAACAGCAAATCACAGGCGGTCATGGAAACAAAGGTGAACGAACTGACACGAGAGGTCAGGGAGCACAACAACTTTGCAAAGCGTATGCCTGTATTAGAGGAACAGCTCAAGGTGGCAAATCACCGGATAGCAGACCTTGAGGACGACATGAAAAATCATCATCATCAACAGGAGGCACATTTATGAAAATCAACTGGACCGTAAGACTTAAAAACAAAACCTTTTGGCTCGCACTCGTTCCAGCGGTGCTGCTGCTTATTCAGGTAGTGGCGGCGGTGTTCGGCATCGATCTCAAGCTTGACGCGCTGGGCGATAAGCTGCTGGCCGTTATAAACGCGCTGTTTGCGGTGCTTACCATTCTCGGCGTAGTCACAGACCCGACGACCGCCGGAGTCAGCGACAGCAGACAGGCTATGGAGTACGATAAGCCGAAGTGTGATAAGTAATCCCTTGTAAACCATAAAACGGAGGCTATTTGATGACTGCAACCATCAAAGAATTTTGCCGGATAAACGGCATTGACGAAGCATCGGCAAACCTTGCCGATATCATCTATGAAGCTTTGATAGGCGGTGACAATGGAAGCCTTGAAAGAAATAGCGCAGCCGAAGCGAAAATGCAAGCTGCAATTTCCGACGGCATTGCGCGAACGGCTGATAGCTGAATGCGGCTTTACGCTTGAAGAAAAGACGATACTTAATCTACGCGCCGACGGATTATCCATCATCGAAATAGCCGATCGGCAGCATTGCAGTGTCGAAACGATCAACCGGCGTATACGCAGCATCAAAAACAAAATAGCGGACATAGTTAAAGGGTAGCGCATTATGCGTTACCCTGTTTTTTTATGACACATTATCGCCCTGTAACTGACACGTTACGGGGTTTTTTTTATGCGATGATTTAGGCAGAAAAAATAAAGGGGGTTAACCCATGAATGGAATGTATGGTTACGGAAACGGCTATGGATATGCACCGCCCTACACGCCACAGATGGGCACAGGAGCGCAGATGCCGCAAAGGTGCCAAGTTATCAAAGTAAACGGCAGAAACGGCGCTGACGCGTTTAGGATGGCCGCTGACAGCTCGGTGTTGCTGCTGGATGAAAACGATCCTATAGTGTGGCTGAAAACGACTGACGGCGCAGGTTATCCGACGATAACGCCGTATTCCATCGCGCCTTATCAGCCAGCACCCGAAGTAAACGTGAATGATCTTGAAATCAGAATAAAGCGACTGGAGGACATATTAAATGGCAAATCCGATGATGCAGATGTTAGGACAAAGCGTGGGAAAGCGAATGCCGAATAACCCTATTGCAATGATAGCTGAATTTCGCAAGTTTGCGCAGGGCATGACACCCGAAAAAGCAGGCGCGGAAATTGAAAAGCTTCTAACATCGGGGCGAATGACGAAAGAACAATTTGAAGAATTAAAAGAACAAGCAAAATTCTTCATGCAGTTTCTGAAATAGGCCGGGTCGACACGGTTTATTATAAAAAATCTACGAAAGGAGAAAAACGATGGATAATTACAGTTTATCCGATCTTGCATCCGTTGTAGGCAACAAAGATAACGACGGTTTCGGCTTTGGCAGTGGCGGTTTGCTGCTTGTGGTTGTACTGTTCCTGTTCTTTATGATGTTCGGCGGCTTTAACCGCGCCGGTGATTACGGTCAGTATGCAACCGCTGCATCACAGCAGGAGATCCTTTTCGGCCAGCAGTTTGGCCTGCTTAATGATCGCCTTACCAATATCGGGAACGGCATTTGCAATCTTGGCTACGATGTGCAGGGCAACATAGGCCAGCTCGGTAAAGAGATGGCGCTTGCTCAGAATGGCACGAACATGACCATTATGCAGACCGGCAACAGCATCCAGGCACAGCTTGCCGATTGCTGCTGCAAGACACAGCGCGCCATCGACGGCGTTAACGCAAATCTTGAAGCAAAATTTGCAGCGCTGGAAAAGTCGCAGCTTGAACAGCGTATTGCCGAACAGTCGGCGCGTATTGCCAGCCTTGAAATGGATAACCGTATGTATGGCGTGGTTCGCTATCCTAACGGCTATACCTACAACGCCGGTATATCCCCGTTTTGCGGCGGCGGTTGCTGCGCATAACCCTAAATGATTATCCGCTTTAACAGCGTTAGCCCGGGCGGTAACGACGCTGCCCGGGCTTTAATATTAATAAATTAAGAAAGGAATTATAATTATGGCTTGCAATTCTAAACTGAAAAACGCACACTATAAAAGTGCACAGAACGCATATAATAACACCGCGCAGACCTTTGTTGCTGCCGGTACGCCCGTTAACGTGCTGGGCATCCTGAACACCGATACCGGCTGTTCGATAGATACCGTCGCAGGCGGCTTTGTAGTCGCGTCCAGCGGCCTTTATCGCATAAGCTATGATGTTGTGTTCACGGCAGACGGAGCTGGCACAGCTGAACTGAAAGCCCTTAAAGATACTGTAGCGCTGCCTTGCGCCGACGCACAGGTGACGACCGTAGCGAACAACATTTACACACTGCACGTTGAAACCACAATTTATATCCCCGTATGCTGCAATAGCGCTCCCACTATCAGCGCGGCCATAAACGGCGTAGCAGGTACGATCAACCACGTTTGCGCAAGCATGGTGAAACTGGCATGAAAGATAAAATAAAAGCTTACAAAGAAAAGCTTGAAAATGCCATATCTGAATATATGGCCTCACCGTCCACAGAACGGACGTATCAGGCCGTGCATGGCATGGTAGATTGCTGGGAAGCAATAGACAGCATGGAACAGTGTCTATGCCGCACAGGTAAATTTACTCGTGACGACGCGGAGGCATGGAATTCTAAAATGCTGAACGACGACGGCACGACCGGCGGGCACTGGACGATCGCGCAGACAACAGCAGTCGCACAGTCCATCGGCGTAAAATTCGATCATATATCCGATTATTGCTGGAACGTAGCAATGAACATGATGTATTCGGATTATTGCACCGTCGCCAACAAATACAACGTAGGCACACCCGAATTTTACGCTTGCATGGCAAAGGCGTTTCTGTTCGATAAGGACGCGAAAAGCCCCAATGCAAAGATGGCAGCGTATTATTTCGGGATTGTGGACGTGGAATAACACCGTCCATTTTTTAGGTGGTGTAAAAAGTGGTGTAAAACGACCACTTAAAAGCCCTACAAACGGCAGATGTTGTCTGAAATTTGTGGAAAATATCCGCGCAGTGCAAAACCCGCAAATCATTGATAAACAAAGAAAATCCCGCAGTTTCAATAACTACGGGATTTCTCTTTTTATGGTGCGCGAGGCGGGACTTGAACCCGTGAAGCGTCAGCTAAAAGTATTGATAAATCAAGGATTTTACGCCGATGTTGTAAGAATTGTTGTAAATTTTC